CAAAGCCATAGTCCATCCAATGGTCGTACAAGTTACGTACCACTACTTCCTCATCATCCACCGAGCAGATTAAAACGTTGTCGTCTCCATTGTTGATGAGGTATGCTTCTATGTTGTGTTTGTCAACAAAAGCCTTTGTAATCAAACAAGCTAGTATGCAATTTCCTAAACTAGTGTTCATGTCACCCGACATTCTCTTACCATCCACTTGGTACTTGAAGAACCCATCTTGTGTGTGTGCTGTACCCCGATTGTTGATTTGCCATTGTAGCAACTGTTTAAGTGTATCAGGGTAGCCGTGGATAGCATTGTAGATGGAATGCTCAAATTTTAATGCTTGCACGGACACATGTTGGTCAAATCTGGATGCGTCGAATCCAATGGCGCATGGGTGTAAAAATTTTTTCATTTTCTTGTGCAGTTCCGCTCCCATGCCTTCAACATTCATGCCCTTGAATATCGTTTTCCCCCCCCATATGTTGTCAATAGCTTTGTATATGGGATGTTCGATATGCTTTAAGTATTTCCCGAGCTCCACGTTGTACCTGGGGTGTCTTGGTTGTATCACCCTGGGGCATGGATCTGGTTTAAGGGTAATGTTGGTTTTCTCCGCTTTGATGAAAGTCTTAAGATAAGAGTCTCGCTTCTCCAACGGTCTTTCTGACAGGGAATCAACAGCCTTGCTATAAGTGGTCAGTTTGGGACCATTATAGTAAGAAAGGAACTTCTGTTCGCTAATGGGAGATTTACGACCGACTCTGCGTATTATGTCTTTCTTATATCGGTTCAGGGTTGTGCGGAATATTCCATCCTGTGGTTCTGGGGCTGGAATATAGTCCGGGTCTACGTCGGTTTTGTTTGGCATGTAATTTTTGACTTTGTAAACCCTCTCAGCTAGTCCTCTTTCAAGGTTTACCGCGCTGTTGTTGTGCAACCTGAAATCGTATTGATCGCCCAGCCCGGCGATGCGATATATTTGGCGGATCTTGGGGTCCCTATCTTTAAAGTGGCATCTGAGACGGGGGTGTCGGACCCTAGTGCGACGGCACTGGACCCCCTGCCACTTCTCGATACACCCCTATTTAGCAAACCGGAGACCCAGTAAAGGGTCCACAGTTAGCATAGACTTTGCCCATCTAGCCCACGCCTTCCCAGACAGTGGGTTTGCAATAAGTTTTTGCAAGGGGGTGTTCAAGTGGAATGCGTCATGGTATTTCTGAAGAACATGTCTGGTGTCTTCGCATCCCATAGTTATTGCGGTATCTATGTCATATGCGCTTGGCAAAAATACGAAGGGTAGTGCTGCACTGATAGATTTTTGTGCATCGGTGGGGTTTACTCCCTTCTTGTCGCATTGACGGTAAAGATATCTCCACACCGCTAGTTGGTTGGCTTCTGTGGTCTTTGGTACCCCACTAAATTCCAGTTTTGCTAGCCCAACCAAGTTCCGGACAAACCTCCCATGATTCTTCACGATGTGTTGGGAAACTTCAGGTTGGATCTCGGTTCCTTCCGAGTCCATTTCCCTTGGAGTGATGATGATTTTGGTTAGTTCATCCTCCATTCTATCGTGGATAAATTCGTTGTCCTGCTCCTCCAA